TAAAGAACTTCAAGAATACTCCAAGAATAATGAAGGGTATGTACTTTACCTTCATTCAAAAGGAGTATTACATTCAATCAATTCATATCAAACAATTCCTACAAGGGATTGGAGACATTATATGAATTACTGGATGGTTGAACAATGGAAGGATTGTGTTAAAAAACTAGAAGATGTAAGTGTTGTAGGAACAAATTATAATCAAGAACCTTACCCACATCTTTCTGGAAACTTCTGGTGGGCAACGACAAATTATATTCGTACTCTTCCTGATGTTCTCAACCGAAGTTTATATTATGATGAAAGTCTTACAGAGAAACTAGCAGGGCACACATTTTCTTATGAGATGTGGGTGTTGTATAATAAACCAAAGGTAGATTCGATACATTACAGTCATACAAATCATTATCTACAACCTTATCCAAGAGAAAAATATGCAAGATTGGAGAACTCTATGTTAAATTATAGAAACGAAAAGAAAACTGAAAAGACTATCAATGTCTTTTACCATATGTTTATCCCCGACACCAACAATATGTGGGTATGGTGGATCGACGAGCAGATGAGTCTGTTGAAAACTGTTGGTCTTGCAGATAAGGCAAAGATTAATATGTGTATGACTCTGCCTTTGGGACTTTATAATTCCAAGACTGGGCATTCTTATGATGAAATGGTGATTGGTTATATCAAAGACCGTTATCCTTTTGTAAATATTATTGATATTAAACCTGTTGGAGAGCAACCAAATCTTTATGAAGGGCAGACTCTTGCGAAGATTTACGAACACTGTCTACATGAAGATGGTTATGTCTTCTACTTCCACAACAAAGGTATGAGTTCTTATTCAACTCACATACCTGGTGCAATCAAAGATTGGAGGCACTATATGCAGTACTTCAATGTTGAGAAGTGGGAAGATTGTGTTGCAAAACTTGATGAAGGTTATGATTGCTGTGGTGTTGATTGGGTAGAAAGACACGACATCAAACTTGATTTTGTGGTTCAGCACTATGCTGGAAATTTCTGGTGGGCACGAAACGATTACATTCGTAAACTGAAGCATCCACTCAAGATTGAAGAGTATATGGATGTAGAAGCAATGATGCGAGAACTACAGAACTATCGTTATTGCTTTGAACTATGGATGGCAACTGGTATTCCAAAACAACATTGTTTTCATTATCGTCGTCATCATCAGTATGATAATCAAGGTCTTGAAAGATACTTCACCTACTATCCCCCAGAGATGTATCGTGATGATGTTGAAAGAGATGAGACTGAATACACAAGAAATAATCTTGATATTTTGATGGAAGTTGGAAATAAGAATAATTTCAACTGGAGAGACCATAGACAATTTGCTGACTGGATTGTTCGTCGCAAACAACCAAGCACAACTGTAGACTTGGGTGTTGATTATGGTTACTCAACATTCTGTTTCGCAATTCCTGGAATTGGGGATGTGTATGGTATTGATAGTTTTGAAGGAGATATTTGTGCTGGAGAACGAGATACTTATGAGTATGTGATGGATAAGGTCAAAGAACTTGAATTGACTAATGTTTCAATTATCAAGGGATTCTTTGATGATGTTGCAAAGACTTGGACGAAACCAATTGATATTCTTCACATTGATGGTCTGCATACCTATGAAGCAGTTAAGAATGACTTTGAGAAGTGGGCACCATTTCTTAAAGAAGATGGTATAATTCTAATGCACGATACGATGGTTGATGACCCCAAGTTTGGTGTGAGTAGGTTCTTCAAAGAAATCAATCTACCAAAAACAAACTTCGGTCACTGTAATGGATTAGGAGTTGTTTCTAGAGATATAAATCTTATCAGTGAAATCAAAAAGAATTTTGGAGAGTTTATCCGTGAAATTTAATTTAGTACGAATTGTTCCTGACAATGGATTTTATGTTCATTCGCAAGTGTTTCATGAAATTGAAGCAGCAATGTTTTTTTCTCTTCAATGTTTGGGGCACGATGTAACGAATAGTGTAAATGATTTTGTTCCTGGTAGAAGAAACATTGTCTTTGGAATGCATCACTGCCCTGTAGATGTGGTGAGGCACGATATTCCAAAAGATACTATCATCTATTCTTTGGAGCAAATGAAAGATGGTCCAGAGTGTATTCGTTGGTGTCGTAAGTATCGTGGTTTAGAAGTATGGGACTATTCAATGAGAAATGCTGAAGTTCTTCGCAAAGCAGGAGTGGAGAACATAAAGCATTGTAAGGTTGGTTATGTTCCAGAAATTACTTACTTTGAACGCAACAAACCACAGGACAGAGACATTGACATTCTTTTCTACGGATGCCCCACAGAAAGAAGAACTCATATCCTAAAGCAGTTTGAGAATAATCCTAAACTTAACTTTGTACATATTCAAAGCACTTATGGTGACGATAGAGATGAGTATATTAAACGAGCAAAACTAGTCATCAATCTTCATAATATGAATAATCAAATTTTTGAGATTATTCGTGTGTCCCATTTGATTCAAAATAAAGTTCCTGTTCTTACTGAAAGAAATCCAGATACTGATTTTCCTGCTTATATGGAAGGCACAGTATTTGAATCGACATACAATCGTTTCGTAGATACTGCATACAAACTTCTCAAGAAACCAGAAGAACTTGATGCTCAAGCAGAAAAGGGTCTTGAAATCTTTAAGAAATCACCAATGGAAGAATTCTTAAAGGAGGTTCTTGAATGAAAGTTATAGATGGATTTTCATTCTTTAATGAATTTGATATTCTTAAATTAAGATTAGAATACTTACGAGATACTGTAGATTATTTTATCATTAGTGAATGTAATTACACACACTCTGGTAAAGAAAAACCATATTATCTTAATCAAATCATTAATGAGTTTGATGAAGAACTTCGTTCTAAAATCATTTCAGTTCATTACGAACCAGATATTAGTGATTATGATTTCTCAAATAAAAAAGAATGTAATTTTGAATCTGGGTTCTGGAAACTAGAGAGAGGTCAAAGAAATCACATACTAGAGGGTCTTAAGAACTTCTCTCCTGATGATTTGTTTATGTTGAGTGATGCTGATGAGATTCCCCGCAAGGAATTGATTCAACATCTCAAACAAAATGGACTTCCCGAGAACAAACTTGCTCTTGCGAGATGTGATAACTTCTATTATAATTTCTTCACTTACGAGAACAGCACTTGGGGTGGAACTGTATTCACGAATGTTGAGACCGCATCTAAAACTGATGCAGACTTTTTGAGAGGTCGTTCTTATGAGTTTCCTTTCTTTGAGAATGCTGGATGGCACTTCACATTCTTTGGTGGCATCAAACAAATTCAAGATAAGTTGAACTCTTATGCACACCAAGAATTTAATAATGGTGAAGTAAATAATCAGCAAAGTATTCAAGATGCTATTCAAAACAAAACTGATATTTTAAATAGAAAGCACGAAAACAAAAAATTTCACAACTATAACTTTTTAAATTTTCCAGAAGATTTAAGAAGAGTTATAACGAAAACATTTTCACAGGAGTTTTATGAAATGACGGAAACAGTAGTTACAAAACCAGAATATTTACATAATAATATGCCTCCTCTTCTGGAAGCAACTTTAAATCCTGATGGAGTTGGTGGTACGGAACTTATGGGTCGTGCTTGGCAGGACTTGGTTTTGCCTGCTGCACCAGATCTTGCCGATTGGCATTGGTGTGTTCTTCCAGGTGATAATACTTTGTCCCCAGACAGTTCAAATCTAGTTTGGGTGCATATGCATCATATGGAAGATGGTCTTGAGACACTACTGGACAAGCAGTTCTTAAAACATTTTAAGGCATATGTATTCGTGTCTGATTGGCAGTATGAAAGGTTTATGGAAAGGTTCCAACTGCCCGCAGAGAAGTGTTATGTACTTAAGAATGCAACACAACCATTTGAACCTCACAAGAAACCAGAAGGAAACAAACTTAACTTGATGTTTCATTCAAATCCCATTCGTGGTCTTGATATTCTTTTGGAATCACTTAGACTTATTCCAGAAGAAGATATTGAACTTCACGTTTTCCACGAGATTGATCCTGACGAAAGAATCAAACAGTATCATCAAGGTCTACAAACTTATGAATACTCACACGTTAATGAGCAAGAACAACAATTCCTTCGTTATTGCTTGAAACTTGCAAATGAGGATAAGAGAGTTGTTCGTCATACTCGCACGAATAATTCTAAAGTGAGAGAGCAACTGATGAATACTCACATCTTTGCCTATCCAACATACTTTATGGAAACCTCCTGTATTTCTATGATTGAAGCATTGTGTGCTGGATGTTCTGTTCTTTCTAGTAATCTTGCTGCACTTCCCGAAACTGGTCTAGGTTTTGCACGACAGTATGGTTTTATTCCTGATCGTCAAAAACATATTGAACGATTTGCAAGAGAACTCAAGAGAACGATTACCGAGTATCGTGAAGGTAAGTTTGATAATACTCTTCAGGTAAAAGTATGCAATCAGTATTACAGTTGGGACACCAGAGTTCAAGATTGGGTTCAATTCTCAAAACAACTTTGGAGGAAAGGTTGATTGTATGATTATCTAATTGTTGGTGCTGGATTATTTGGTGTCACATTTGCAAGACTTGCCACTGATTCTGGCAGGTCTTGTTTAGTGATTGATAAGAGACCTCATATTGGTGGTAATTGCTATACTGAAAATGTAGAAGGAATAAACATTCACAAATATGGTGCTCATATTTTTCACACAAACAACAAAGTAGTCTGGAACTTTATCAATCGTTTTACTGAATTCAACAACTATATCAATTCACCTAAAGCATATTCAAAAGGAAAATTATATTCACTTCCTTTTAATATGAATACCTTCTATGAGTTGTGGGGTGTTACAACCCCATCCCAGGCAAAAGAAATTATAGAACAACAAAAGTTTCAAGGAACTCCAACAAATCTTGAAGAGCAAGCATTATCCCTTGTAGGACAGGACATTTATCAAACTCTTATTAAAGGTTATACCGAAAAGCAGTGGGGTAAATCTGCAACAGAATTACCATCTTTTATTATCAAAAGACTTCCATTAAGATTTACTTTTAACAATAATTATTTTAACGATACTTATCAGGGAATACCCATCGGTGGTTACACTTCAATGATACAAAAGATGCTTGATGGTATTGAAGTTCAGTTGAATATCGATTATCTTTCGAATAGAAATCACTTCAATTCACTAGCAAACCAAGTTGTTTATACTGGTTGTATTGATGAGTTCTTTGATTACGAGTTTGGGAAACTTGAGTATCGTTCATTGAGATTTGAGCATCAAATTAAAGATACTGACAATTTTCAAGGCAATGCTGTGATTAATTATTGCGACAGTGAAGTTGCTCACACAAGAATCCTAGAGCACAAGCATTTTGAAAAGACCCAATCATCAAAAACTGTGATTACTTATGAGTATCCACAAGAATATCAAGAAGGAATGATTCCTTATTATCCAATTAACGATAAAAGAAATCAAATGATTTATGAAAACTATAAAAATAAATCATCTTCTTTGACAAACTTTATATTTGGTGGTAGACTTGCTGAGTATAAGTATATGGATATGGACACTGTGATTAAGTCCGCAATGAATAAGTTTGGAGATTGTAAATGAAAAAAAAGTGTGCTGTTTTCACCACAGTTAAAAATGAAAGTATTTTTCTACCAATTTGGTTGAGACACTATCAACAATACTTTGCGAATGAAGACATTTATGTCCTAGACCATTCTTCTACGGATGGTTCTACATCAAATCTTCCAGTGAATGTTCGTCTGGTTTCAAACGAATATGTCAATGACCACGAATGGTTAGTTAAAACCGCACAAGATTTTCAAAGAGAACTTCTTCGAGAATATGAATGTGTAATTTTTGCTGAAAGTGATGAGATTTTATATTCTCTTGAGAAACCTTTGAATGAAACTCTAAATGATTTTGTTCAAGGTGATGATTTGTATGCGACTTGTAGTGGTTATAGTGTGATTCAAGATACTCAAAATGAGTTAGCACTTTCTCCTGGTGATTGTATTTTTGAGAAAAGAAATTTTTGGTACAAGGATGCTGCAGAAGATAAAACCTTAATCAGTAAGGTTCCTCTTGAATGGAATTGGGGATTTCATAGTCTCAAAGGTAGAAACAATAATTATCATCGGGACTTATACATTGCTCATTTACATCGTTTCGATTTTGAAACAATGGTGACAAGGCATCAAGAAAGGACGAGTTTCCAACAAAGAAATGATGGTGGTGGGCATCACTGGAAAACAAATCGTAATGATATTTTTGAAGTCTTTCAAAAAGTTTCTTCACAACCTTTCTTAATTACCGAACAACATAAAGTAGCACTTCAACATCTAACCTATTGATAAATAAATAGAAAAAACATTACGAATTATGGCAACTGAAACGACAACACTCACATTACCTTTGGCACATCTTTACTATTTGACTACAGATAGTAATAATCAAACTGGGTATACTCTTGAGGAAGTTGATGCTCTCATTGCAGAGCACGGAAATGATTATGAGATTGAAGCAACAATTACTCATCCTGTTCCAGATCCTTATACTGTAGAGGGTGACATTGCTGCTCACGAGGCAAGAATTGCTAATAATAATGAGTATCTTTCACAACTTCAAGAAAACCTTGCAACTCTTGAAGAAGAGACTGAACAGTACACTCAAATTCAAGAGCAAATTGAAGCATTGGAGGCAGACATTGTTGCTTGTCAAGAGTACATTGCCAGTCTTCAACCTGCTTGACACCTGACTCAAAATACCTTATAATATTCAAGTCTTTCAAATCTTTGTATCTTTGAGAATGAAAGATCCTCTCTGTGGTGGGAGAGGTAAGTTGGTGGTTAATGGGGAGGGTTTAAACCCTCCTTTTTTTCTATTATAAATTATTATAAAATTATAACAAACTATGAATTTCACAGTATATTCCAAAGAAAATTGCCCCTATTGCTATAAGGTTAAACAAGTGTTAGAGTTGACAGGAAGTAACTTTGTGGTTTATAATTTGAATGAGCATTTTACCAAAGATGAGTTTTATGCTGAGTTTGGTAATGACTCTACATTTCCACAAGTTGTCTGTGATGATAAAAAATTAGGAGGATCCGTTGACACAATCAAATTCCTCAAGGAACAACAAATCATCAAATCTTGACATAAATAAAAAGGAAGACCACAGAAATCGTGGTATTGAACTTATTCTTCATGGAGGTAAAAGAAAGCAAACTCAGCCCTTCCATATCATCTTTGAAAAGATGGTTTGCTTTCTGAATCGGGAAGTAACCATCTATTTTGAATTTTCCTTTATGTCAAGGAAAAGAAAAGTAGTTTCCCGGAGAAAAAGAAATGTTAGCAACTAGTCTAGTTTTCGGTTGTTTTTTAACCATATTGTTTCTTGTAGTGGGGATTGTAACTGGTTGGGTTGCCAGAGAATACATGATGAATTATCAGGATCGTCCAAAACTTCATCCAGAATTCTTTGACAGCAAAGGTAATGTAATCCCTGATGAAGTTTTAGCAATCAGTTTTAATCCTGATTACTTTGAAGACTATGAAGATGAAGATGAGGAAGAATAACTAAATACTGTATAATCATTTTAGATTTTGAATTCATATGACAACGACAACAACAAAAAAGGCAGCAACAAAAGCAAAAGTAGTTCAGGCAAAGAAAACTACTCCAGCTACGGCGGTTGACAATTTACCAAAAAATCCTTTTATTTTTGAAGTATTAGACCTGATTTCGCGCCAAAGGTCTAACGCTAAAAAGGTAGAACTCTTCAAAAAATATGAGGATCTTTCAATCAAATCGATTATGATTTGGAACTTTGATGAGAGTATAATTTCAATGCTACCTGAAGGACCAGTACCATATTCTGCATTTGAAGACCAAACTGTCCATTCTGGCAATCTCTCTACAAAGATTACAGAAGAAGTTCGCAGAATGCATGAAACTGGATCCTTCTCTCTAGGGTCTACTGATAAACAAGGACACACTACAATTCGTAAAGAATATAAGAACTTCTATCACTTTATCAAAGGTGGTAATGATGGTCTTAACAACATTCGTAGAGAATCAATGTTCATCAATCTTCTTCAAGGACTTCATCCACTTGAAGCAGAAATTATTTGTCTTGTAAAAGATAAAAAGCTTGGTGAAAAGTATAAGATTACAAAAGAAGTTGTTGTAGAAGCATATCCAGATATTTCATGGGGAGGACGTTCGTGAGTCAAGTTATTGATAAAACACGGGAAAAGCATATGGACCATTGGACATCAGCAGAGAGAGAAACCTGTAAGTCACGCTACGGTTGTGAAATTATGATTGAAAATGGTTCGTATGATGATGTTTGTACTAAAGAAGCACCGAACGATGCATATATTATTGAATATGTTGTAGATAATAAAATTTGTTTTGACCTTACTAGGGGAACAAAAATTCGTTTGTTTGATATGTACTGGGATAAATTTCGTGAGAACCTGCAGAGCATGAGTTTTGGGTATGGTAGAATCAACCCAAAACTCTGGGGATATAAATCACCTGAAAAGAAAAAGCGAAAGTGATTTCCCAGATCGGGGGAAATTTTTCCGGCAAAATTTTTGAGGCATTAAGTTTTCTAAAATTATATTGTATTATATAAGTAAAGTTTACTAAATACCCGCGAAAGGGAGTATGATACTCTCATCATTCATCTATGGAAGTACTTATTTTAACTTGTCTGCAAGCACAATTGATTTCCAAACGAGTTTTTACAGCAGAGATGCCAAAACAAACTCGTAATGATCTCATTTGGGAGATTAAACAAATCTCACCAAAAGAGTGTAGAATAGACCCAAAATTCGACTGAAGAACTGAATATGGTAAAGATTGATATGAGGAAGGGTTGATCCCCTCCTTTTTTTATGTTAAAATATCTCAAGAGAATGGTATTTTATGGACAGAGACAAACTAAAACTCATTGTTCGTAATCTAGAACTTTTGCTAGACTCTTTGAAGGCAGAGATTTATTCTGATGTTTCTGCATACCCCCACACAGAACCAAATGGAAAAAATAGACAGATTTTAGACTACGACGAAATTTTTGAGGATGATGATGACTAGTAGAGCAAGAGAACTTGTAAAGTTGCTTGAAAGAATGACTAAACAAGACCACTTATATTCAGCAGAGCAACTTATAGAAATGAAAAAACAACTGCGACTTGTAAAAGAAGAACTCGCAGAACTAGAAGCAAAAACAACAAAAGGATTTGGAAAGAAATGACAGTAAAACTCATTAGCGTAACACCAGATGCAGAAAAGACAATGGCATTTATTGCACGAGTCTCTAATCCTGCTAATCAGGACAACGAGAACTATGCCAAGTTGCTTGCTTATTGTATTAAGCATAATCATTGGTCTGTGTTTGAGCAGTCTACTATGACTTTGGAGATTGAAACTACCCGTGGTATTGCTGCTCAAATTTTGCGTCATCGTTCATTCACATTCCAGGAATTTTCGCAGCGTTATGCCGATAGTTCTCTGATTTCTGAATATATTCCTATTCCAGAGTTGCGTCGTCAAGACACTAAGAATCGTCAGAACTCGATTGATGATGTTCCTGAGTATGAGAAACTGACATTGCAGAGCAAGATCCAAGACCATTTTGCACACTCTATGCGCCTCTACAAAGAACTTCTGGATCACGGCATTGCCAAAGAGTGTGCTCGCTTTGTACTGCCTCTGGCGACCCCTACGCGCATTTATATGACGGGTTCTTGTCGTAGCTGGATAACATACATTGCTCTCCGCGAAAAATCGGGAACACAGAAAGAGCATATGGACATTGCTAAGGCGTGTAAAGCAGTTTTTGCCGAACAGTTTCCCACTTGCTATGAAGCATTAGGTGGTGAAGCAGAATGGTCATTATACGGAAGATAATTGTGTTCCTTGTTGCAAAATTTGCAACATAATGAAGTGGGATTTAACTATTGAAGAATTTACAAATCATATCAATAAAGTATCATTAAACTTAAACAATAAATAAATTATCTTGAAATTATAACTTATGGCAATTTATCCTCTTATTAACAAAGAAACAGGTGAAACGAAAGTCATTGAAATGAGTGTCAATGATATTATGCAATGGTATAAGGACAATCCTGACTGGACCAGAGATTGGAGTCAAGGATGTGCTACACCAGGGGAAGTTGGTGAGTGGAGGAATAAATTAACCTCAAAACACCCTTCGTGGAATACTGTCCTAGAGAAAGCATCAAAAGCACCTGGTTCAACCGTAAAGAAACTCTAATATGGCAAGAAGAAAAAGGACGAATGACCAACCAATCGGTGTTGGTCTTACAACCCGTCAAATGAAAAGAAAGAAGGCACTCGGAAGTGAATATCTGTTAGATATTGACCCACTCACAGACAATCAAAGAAAACTTTTTGAATCTTATTCAAAACAAAAGCATTTAGTTGCTTATGGATGTGCAGGAACAGGTAAGACTTTCATCACTCTTTATAATGCTCTTCGTGAAGTTCTTGATGAAAGAACTCCTTATGAGAAAATCTATCTCGTTCGTTCTTTAGTTGCCACCAGAGAAATTGGTTTTCTTCCTGGTTCCTATGAGGACAAATCAGATATCTACCAGATTCCTTATAAGAATATGGTGAAGTATATGTTCCAAATGCCTTCTGATGCTGAGTTCGAGATGCTTTACGGCAACTTAAAGTCTCAAGAAACAATTAAGTTCTGGAGTACTTCATTCTTAAGAGGAACCACGCTTGATAATTCTATCATTATTGTAGATGAGTTCCAAAACATGTCATATCATGAGCTTGATTCCATTATCACTCGTGTTGGCGAAAACTCAAAAATTATGTTCTGTGGTGACGCTACCCAATCAGATTTACAAAAGACCAATGAGCGAAATGGTATTGTAGATTTTATGACAGTCTTGCGTAAAATGCCATCTTTTGATATAATTGAGTTTGGTGTTGATGATATTGTTCGTTCTGGACTTGTCAAGGAATATATTATTGCAAAACTAGAAGCAGGTTTTTAATGTTCAATCACGTTGATTTGATTCTTCCGAAACTTGAACGGGAGACTATAGATGGTGTTCGATATTATTCAATTCCAGAGGAAGAAGAACTACTCAAACTTGTTTCAATTACTTCTGTTACAAGTCATTTTAACAAAGAAATCTTTGTGAAGTGGCGTAAGAAAGTTGGAGATAAGGAAGCAGACCGTATCACAAAACTTGCAACAAGTCGTGGTACGGATATGCATACTCTTACAGAGTATTTTCTGAAAAATCAAGATCTTCCTACGGATATTCTTCCAATCTCAGAGTTTCTGTTCAATATTTCTAAGTCAACTCTCAAGAATATAAATAATATTCACGCTCTTGAAGGTTCCCTATATAGTAAGCAATTAGGTATTGCGGGAACCGTCGATTGTATTGCAGAATACAATGGCGAATTGGCAATCATAGACTTCAAGACTTCTAAAAAACCAAAACCACGCGAGTGGATCGAACATTATTTTGTTCAATGTATGGCATATGGGTGTATGCTTTACGAACTGACTGGTATTTCAGTTAAAAAACTTGTAATCATTATGGCTTGCGAAAATGGAGAATGCGTCGTCTATGAAGAAAGAGACAAATCAAAGTACATCAAACTACTCACCGAATACATTAGAGAGTTTGTTAGAGATAAACTGGAATCATATGGAACCAAATAAAGAATTAGAACAAGTTATAGAAAATAAGTTTCTTACACCTTCCAAGTTTTCTCTTGAAATAGAGCACATTGTGTCAAGTGAAAATATGAATTACATTGATGCTATTTGTCATTATTGTGAAATCAATAATCTTGAGGTAGATTCAGTAACAAAACTTATTTCAAAACCTCTGAAAGAAAGATTGAAATATGATGCTATCAATCTTAATTTTATGAAAAAAACATCGAGAGCAAAATTGCCTTTGTGATTATAACTAAATAATGATGCCTGACTTAGGTGACACTTTTCAGGTAGAGGAGGGCACTTGATGCCCTTTTCTTGTATAAATACTTATGTCACCTAAGTTAAGAGCAGAAATGTATTACGTTTATCTCTATTTGAGAGAGGATATGACTCCTTATTATGTTGGTAAAGGTATTGGTAGAAGGTGCTATAATCCTCATATTAGAGGTGGCGGAGATATATGCCCTGTCGATAAAGACAGAATTAAGATTATAAAATATTTTGATATTGAAGAAGATGCCTACATATTCGAAGAATGGTTAATCTCTGTCTATGGTAGAAAATGTGATGGTGGAATACTAATTAATATACACGATGGCGGAAAAAATGGCTCAAGTTTGCCGCTTGACCCTATATTGCGTGAGAAGCATAAGAAAGAATATATGCGTGAGTATAATAAGAAATATTACCACGCAAACCCAGAGAGGGTGAAAGCGTGGAGAGACAAAAGAATAGAGAGGCGTCGTGAGACAGAGCGTGCTTGGCGTGCTAAAAATAAAGATAGATTAAATCAACGCAAACGAGAACTTTATCACCAGAAAAAACTTGAAAAGGCAGATTGACTTCACTCCAGAAGCGTGGTATGATACATACGATTGTAATGTAATAAATTGAAGGTGTCTCCATATCAAGTTTATTGTGAATACCTTGCTTTGAAATCGCATTTTAGTAATCCAAAATATGATTACTTCAAATATAATAAAAAAGTCCGTGCGTCTGTAACATCGTTTAACCGTCGAACCGATAAATACTGGTTCGAAAAAACAAGTCGAAAGTATAAGGACGAAGAGATTGTTAATTTCTTGGTTGCAAACTTTGTAGAATCTACTAGCGTAAATCAAATATGGATTGGAGAAATTATCAACTCTGGAGAAAGGACTTACGCAGATTGGATGCGGAGACAACAGAGTTTGACTTACTTATTCAAGGAACAAAGCAACGAATTCTTCTTGGAGACCAAATTAGAGGATGCCTTGAATTGTTCCAAAGGGCATCCACCAGTCCTCAAAAAGTTTCTAAGCGGGCAATTGTCGCTAGAAACCTTAACAATCTACGAAAAAATATTCCATTTCTCAAAAGATTTTGATAAGAAATTGCTAGATCCAGTGTGGGAAACCGTAAGTTTAAAAATCAAAAAATATACACCATTCCTAAATACGGATGTATTCCAGTTTAAAAAGATTTTAAGGACAATTATAGATGAGTAACTTTTTTGACTCCAATATTATTCAGGATGAACTGAAAGAAATTAACAAGTTGCAAGAAGAAATTTACGGAAGTATTCTTACTTTTGGTGCAATGTCCCGCGAGACCAAACTGGAACACATTGAAAAACTTGAACTCTTGCTAGAAAAGCAAAGAGTGATGTATACTAGGTTATCTCTTTCAGATGATCCAAAGGCGATTGAAATGAAAGAGAACCTACGCAAATCAGTGGCACTGATGGGATTTCCCCCAGAAACTGATATGAGTATATTATTTGGCAGTATGACTAAAACCATTGAGTCTCTCAAGCAATTCATTGACCGCTGAGGGTATCTTTGCTATAATAATGTCATTTACTAAATAAATATAGTAAAAGACACTAACTAATATGTTTAATAAAATAGAAGGATTTTCTAATTATCTTATTGAAGATACTGGAAAGGTATTTTCTTTATCTAAAAAAGATTATATAAATTCTTATGAAAATAATTGTGGATATAAGTTTGTATCTATTAAAAGTGATGAAGGAAAATGGGTTTCTTCATATATTCATCGTTTAGTAGCAAAATCTTTTTTAGAAAATCCAAACAATTATCCAAATGTTCTTCATTTAGATGATAATCCAAAAAATAATAATATTAATAATTTGAAATGGGGAACTCAATCTGAAAATATTTCTTTGTGCTCCTTACACGGTAGAATATCAAGAAAAAATAAGTACATTAAAAATCCAATTACTTGGAGGTT